CCATACCTGGAGTCACTTGATATGGTTGCCAAGTTAACCACCTCTCCTGAGGCCATGAAAGAAAACCCGGACCGCCTATTCTTAAGGTAACACATCCCATAGGATCGTGTATCTGCCTTACAAGCTTCCCAGAAAATAAAGAATAATCTATTTGACTCCCTAAAGTCTGGTGCCCCGACGTCAATTTTAGACCACTGCAAGTACATGTAATGAGTACCACTAATGTAAGTAGGAACGCCTTTGTTATAAAACCAAAAACCTTCCTCCCTACGGGTAAATTCATTATCGATGTAATCATACCACTTTGTTTTAAAATCTTCTGGATATTGTCTCCAGTCAAATACTGTTTTTATTCTTGCTAAAGCTTTAGGATATTCAAACCTACTCCATTTATCATCTTCAAACTTATGTATATTTTTAGCTTTTGGTAAAGCTATTTTTAAATTTTGTATTTCATATATTTCACCTATCTCACCTGTTTTGCTAATAACTACAATATCATGCTCTTTATTATAACCATATTGCCATTTTTTATAACGGTTCATACGATTAATAATTTTAGGTTTTATATGATTATCAAGTACTTTATATAAACTTTGCTTATACATTATTTAGCTCTTCGTTCTGCAAAACCTTTAAAAGTATTATCTTTTTTAGTATCTTGCTTTGGTTTATCATCTAACATGTTTTGCTCTTCTTCAATACGATTAAGTATTTCAAGAGCATCAAATATAGCTAGTTTTTTTGTAGCTGCAGCATTTTTAAGTCTATCTGCGGAAATGTCAGGTCCAAAATCTATAATAGGTTCCTTAGCAACTTTAATTAACTCTTTAATTGCTATTCGCCCAGCTTGGATTATATTCTTCTTCGTTTCCTTCGTACTCATATTTAATTACAATATCATTTGATTCCATACAATAAATTCGTTTGCCATCAATAACAAACTCCCATTCACGACCTGGTTTATATCCTATTAGATCTCCTGGGTTAATATCTTGTGCTTCTAATGCATTATTACCTATTTTTAATATACCAATACATTTTTGCTCTAAATCAGTTGTTAGAGGATTTTTGTCTTTAATAGGCATTACAAAACATCTATCCATAAATGGCAACCATTTTTCGCCTTTTTTATATAGATATATTTGATTAGGTTTACAGAAATATAAATCTTCTTTAAAGTATTGACTACTATTTCTTTCATTACCTCTAACATCATACCATCTTCTAAAAATATTGTGATGAATTATTACTTCGTCACCTTTTTTAATATCAAATTTATATGCTAAAGGAACTGATAAAACAGTAGCATGGCGACTAACCATTTTGTGATCTTCTATATTAGAATTAACAATAAGAGTTTTGTCGCCTACTTTAATTTTATTATTATATCTACTATTTGTAGGAGTTATAATAAAATCATATATACTGTTCATTAATATTCTAAATCATATTCAACAGATATTGCCATATTAGAATTAAATTTTTTCCAAGGCATTACCTCATCGTTTTTCTTTATAAATATATTATAAGAATTGTCCGCTTGATTATGATCAATATTGTTGATTATATGACCACCATATACTTGTTGGCCAATTGAATAATGCATAGCATCGTTCTTATAATCAGCACCAATACTGATTTTTCTTATAATTGAATGCATTACTCTTTATCTTCACAGTCTTCGCAGTCTTCTTTCTTTGGTTCTTCGCAAACCTCACAATCTTCTGCTTTATTTTCTGCTTCAGGAGATTCTACTTCTTCCCAAACACCAGTTTGTAAATTTATATTAACAGATCCATACTTAGCTTCAAGTTCTTTTTTAGTATTTTCTAAAACTTCTAATGCAGCTTTATATCTTTGCATTACTTGACTTTTTTCTATTTCTAACGCACCCATGTCAAAAACAGCTTTTTGTAAAGTTGTATTTTGTTCGTTAATATTTTTTAATTCTGTTTCTTTAATTTTTCCACTTTTTGCCATTTGATTAAATTTTAATTGTTATTACTATATTTATAGTTACTTGTTAATATTTACTTTTACTTTTTAAATATACTCGTTACCTTTTCACTACTTCGTCCACCAAAATAAGCTAAAACCACTGCCATCATAACTTTCTCAAAAGTATCATTCCATAATTCATTTATATGAAAAGGTATTGTTTCTACACTATCTAATATACCTGCAAAAGAAAATACAACAATACACCACACTAAGACTAATGGACGTACGTTTTTAGACATCCAAGAGTCTGACACAGAATCTGCCTGCCATCTTGATGTGATAGCTTCGATTTCTTTTGTTTGTTGTTCGTAGATTATTTGTTGTAATTTTATCTTATCGTCTGCTGGAGCATCAGCTTTAGTAATAGCTTCTATTGCTTCTTTTGGCGAAGTTACACCTTGTAATACATTTCCTAATGTAGGATTAATTACAGATGCTGCGCCAAACAATAGTTGTCCAACGGTTGTATCTTTAAATTTCTTTTTACTCATGATTTTCTATATGCTTCTGCCTCCCATGGTAAGTTTTTAGCGCCTTCATGCATTTTTGATCTTGGATATACTTTGCCTTTCCAATATACGTTATCATCATCATAATCGAGATCACCTCTTTTAACTTGATCAATATGTACTTCTTCATGTGCTATAACTTCTTCATGCTTATGTAATGGCACGTCGCTGCCAATAAGTATAGTGCCATTTTTATTGCCTTTACCCATAGTTCCAGGCTCTAATTCACGCTCATATATAGGTGAATTTTTTTTAAACGGAGGTGTTAATTTAAAAGACATGTCTATTACCCGTATTGATTTGCTAACTTACTTCCTTTATAAGTTTTTAAAGCGTATTTAGCGCCTGTACCTACTGCTGTATCAACTGCTTTTATATTTTTAGCTAGTTTAGCTCCTCCAGCTCCTATACCAAGACCAGGAACAGCTGCTAAACCACTTAAAGCAACATTACCTAAATGTTTTTTGACTCCACTTTTATCTCCAGTTAATCCAGCATAACCTGCTCTAACACCAGAAATACCAGCATTGACAATATCTGCTACATTACCAGCAGCTGGAATCATACCAACTACAGTTAAACCATCTTGAAGATAATCTAAAAAACCTTTATTTTTTTCTTCACTAGCTTTAATATTTTGTTTATCAATAATATCAGTAGCTGGATTATCTGGCTTTTTAGAATATTTTTTCATTGTATTCTGTCCGATAAAAGCAACAGGAGATGTTCTTTTTACACCAAAGCTCTGTACGTAAGCCATTTTATTTTCTTTTTCCTGAAGCGTCTTTAACTACAGGGTTATCTTTCATAAGATCTTTTCTTTCTTGCTTAACACTCTCTTTTTTCATAGGAGCTTTCATATCAGCTGGTGATATTTTACCTGCTTTTTTAGCTGGAGATTTATGTCCCATTTCCATAGGTGCTTTCATATCCATTGCTGATTTCATTTTAGCAGGAGCTTTGTGACCCATGTCCATAGGTGATTTCATTGACATACCTTTATCTGCGATGTCATTTTCAAGATAATGTAATCTCGCTTTACCACTTAATTTTTTATCATAAGCCATTTTAGCGTCATATCTTTCATCTGCTTTACGAGCTTTCATTCTTGAGCTCATGTGTTTGTGTATTGGATGCATAATTGTTTTTTTAATTGTTTATATAAATGCTGTTATTTTTTCTGCTGTAGTTAAAGTACTAGGCGCGCCAGCTGTTGCAGCTGATCCTACCATTACTCTTTGTACTACTATATCTAATGTTTCACCTGGAGCAACTCCTTGTATTAAAACGTCTTGACCGTCAATAGTTTTTACAAATATATCGCTTTTAGTATTATTACCTGCTTGATTATCACCAACCATAATAATAGCTCCTTTTGGTTTAGCTTGATTTGCGTCATATATTTTATATTGCTGCGTTGTTGACGGAGCGCCTGTTACAGGAAATATATTAGCAGATAATGATAATTGTGTATCACTATCAACAGCTGTTACTGTTGCAGCTTCAGGCCCTAACCAAGCTGTTGTATTCATAGCAGCCATATTATAAACTATTTGACCTACTTGAACGCCTTGATTTGTAATATTTCCTTTAGCATCTACTGTTTGTAAGAAACTACCATTAGTATCTACAAGTTTGTTATTAGTTAAACTAGTTGTAGTACCTGATTTTCTTACTTCTGGTCCCGGAATATTAATATCATCATTTAATGCCACCGGGATCGCACTAGTATATGAACTTGGATTTATTATCATGATTAATTATTTTTATGTTGCTATTTTTTTTTGTTCTTTAGCAAATTTCTTAACTGCTTTAACTCCTTTTTTAACTTTAGGCGTTGCTTTTTTAATTGTTTTTTTAATAGCTTCAGCACCTCTTGAAAGTAAATCACCTTTCTTACCATCTTTCTTCATTGGTGACTTCATTTTAGCTGGTGACATTTTTTTAGCTTTTTTTGCTGGAGAGCTTTTAGCATCAGGTGCTTCTTTACTATGCGCTTTATCAGCTTCTTTAGCTTTGTCTAATAGTTCTACAACTTTAGGGTTATCATAATCATAATCACCTTGTTCAGCTTTTTCAGATAACTTCATAGCTCTTTTTCTAAATTTATCACCGTGTTTTTTCATAGGTGATTTCATTTTAGCTGGACTTTCTGGCGCAGCTTCAATAGCTTTCTTTAAACCTTCAGGTAAATTCTTTTGTTTACCAACTAGTTTCTTTTCAGCTGGTGATTTTAATTCAGCTGGAGACTTTTCTTTTAAATTAGCTGGTGAACCTTTAGCAGCATCTTTCATTGGCTCTGTTGTGTTACCATCTTTATCTAAATCTAAAAAATCTGGTTTAGCTTGTTTAGCTGGTGATTGTTTCATTCTTGCTTTTTGAGCAGCGGTTGGTCCTGAACCAGCGCCTTTCATTTTAGCATTAGCCACTTTACCAGCAATTTTAGTTGCAGCTTCTTTTGACTTACCTTGATTCATTAGTTTTCCTACTAAACTATCGAAGCTGTTTAACGGTGAGTTAAAGTTTAGTGGATTTTTACTAAAAGGGTTTTTACCTTGATTATATGCCATGATTATCCTCTTTTTGCACGTTGTGTTATTGGCATACTTCCTGCGTAAGGAACTGCCCCTAATTTTAATTTCATACCATCACTACCAGAACTTCTTCCTGGAGCATGTGGTCTTCCTGCTTGATCTAGTGGTCCGTCCCATACGGTGTTTTCCCCTACAATACCTACAGAATTATTTTTTGACGCATGAGTATGAGATTTATCTTCAATCATACGTAGTGGTGAGTTGTATTTTTTCATAAGTTGTGTTAATTTATTAATTACCCATGTCTCTATCAAAAGATCCAGATATAGTTGTTCCAAACATTTGAGCAGCCGCATTCATAGTTCCAGGTTCAAAATTACCTAAAGGTGTAATATTTTGTTGAGCTAATTGATCAAGGGCTAAATCTTGAGCAGCTTGAGCGCCTGTACTAATAGTAGCATCAGTAATACCACCTATAGCTTCTGGTTCTTTTTCTGGACCATCGAGCTCTTGTCTAATTTTTCTAACATTGTTTTCTAAAATGTTAACTTTTTTATTTAGTTTACTTAAAAATGGCATACTATCTATGTTTATCTTTATTTACATTATACATTGCTTGATACATAACTTTATCAGTATATGTGTTACCAGCAACTAATTTATTTCTTCTTTCACTCATTGGTATATCATCTAGTCCTAACATTATTCTATAAACTCTTCTAATCAATTGTTTACCTTTGAATGATATTTTATATATATTGTATTTCTGTGTAGTTCTATTTCTATGTCTCCACACTTTAATCCAATCATTTTGTATTAATTTATTCCAGCGCCTATTGTTCCAACTAAATGTATACACGCCTTGTTCAAAATCTTTTTTAGTAAATAAATCAATACAATCTAAATATATAATTAACTCGAACTCAGCATCTGTTAAGCCGTTGTTTTTACAAGCCCACTTACGTATTATACGATAATGTTTTAACAAGTTTAAATCTTTAAGATCACTTGCTTCTAGCTTTTTCATAAAACAACGACCACGTTCTCTTGTCTAATGACATGATACGGTTCTTTATTTATCTCTATTCTATGTGCAGCAGCTTTATCAAAGAATATAATATCTTTTTCTTTTACTGCTATAACTGTTTCACCTACTTTAATTACTTCAGCTTTTTGAAACCTAACATCTTCTCTTTGTTTTTCTGTAAGAAGTAATCCACCTTTTGTAGACTGATTAGGTTTTTCTATTTTTTTAATAACTAAATTATTTCCTATCGCCCTCATGTAATCTAATATTATTAATTATACAATCAGTTGATAATATAGTTGTTGCTACAGAAGCCGCGTTTATTAGTGCGCTTTTCGTTACTAACAGAGGATCAATAATTCCATTATCAATCATGTTTACCATATTTCCTGTAACCACATCAATACCTTTACCATCTTCACCAGCTATTCTTATTTCTTCATAACCAGCGTTTTCTAGTATTTTTTTATAGGGAGCTAATATAGCACTAGTTAAAACTTCTTCACTAGTACTTTTATCTTCTAATTTAAAAGAAGCATTTAGCAAAGCAACACCACCACCAGGAACTATCCCTTCTTTTATTGCGGCTCTTGTAGCACAGATAGCGTCTTCGACTCTATCACTTTTTTCTTTTAATTCTATTTCTGAATTAGCACCTACTTTGACAACGGCTACTTTCGCAGCTAATAACGCTAGTCTTTTTTCATATGCCATTTTTAAACCAGGTAGCTTTTCTTTACTTTGTTTTTCGTGCAACTCTTCAATGAGCGCTTCAACTGCTACTGGTGTTTCATCAACTTGTATTATAGTATTATCTTTATTACTAACTATTTTTTTAGCATTACCTAAGTGTTCTACACTTATTAAATCCATATCATCACCTAAATCTTCGTTTATAACAGTAGCGCCTGTCATTAAAGCTAAATCATTAAGTTTTTCTTTTTTAGTAAATCCATAAACTGGAGCATCTACAATACTAACTTTGATATTACCTTTCATTTTATTCATTGCTAACGCGGCTAACACTTGAGGTTCTACATCAGCTACAATAAATAAAGGTTTATTGTTTTTTATAACATATTCTAATACACCTTGTATTTTACGTATGTTTTCTATTTTTGATTCTACAATAAGAACTAGAGGATTATTTAACTCAGCTGTGCCCTTTGCTTGATCAGTTACAAAATGTAAACTTTTTAAAGGTTTTTCATATTGCATACCGTCAATTATTTTTACAGAGCTTTCTAAGTCTTTAGATTCTTCCATCATTACAATACCTGTTTTACCTACATCTTTAAATGCTCCGCCAATTAGTTTACCTAATTCACTATCATTATTAGCAGATATAGTTGCAACTTGATCTATCATGTTGCCTTCAACTGGTATGCTAATTTTTTCTAAATAATTAACAACTTTTTTAACAGCTGAATTAATACCCTCTTTTAATTCTCTTGTATTAATATCTTTTTTAACAGCTTCTTTTAGTATTGCTTCTGCTAATACTGTAGCGGTAGTTGTACCGTCTCCTGCTTCTTCAACAGTTTTTCTTGCTGCCTCTTTTAATAACGTTGCGCCCATGTTTTCAACAGCATCGAATAATACTACTGAGTTTGCAACTGTTACACCATCTTTTGTTATAATGGGTTTTCCTTGATCATCTTCCAGGATAACACACTTGCCGCTAGCTCCTAATGTGGAGCTAACAGCTTTAGTGAGTTTTTCTATCCCTTTAAATATCTGATCTTTTGCATCTTGACCGAAGTTAAGATGTTTCACAAGTTTATCGGACATAATTTAATTATATTTAATTTTATTTAAAGGTTTTCACGACTTTAGGACCATTTAAGAATTCTACTTTTTTAGCATAGTGCGCTACTGATGAATCAATAGCTTGCTCTGCTCCTTCCACAGTTTCTCTTCTGGTTACGTCGATCCAAGTATCTTCGTCTTCTGGACTCTGGTACTCGGTTTGGTAGAAACCATTTGCTAATTGAGTTATCCTCCAGTTTTTCTTATCTGCAAGATGTTTCCATAAGTTAACAGTTTCTTTGGTTAATTGTGGTTGACTATTCCACGTTCTAGTCGAATAATAAAACGTCATTTGGTTTGGGTTTTAATTGGTTAATAAAAATCTTACTAGCTAATTCCTATAGAAGAAAAAACGATTTGTCCACCGTCTTTTGCTAAAACAACTGAACTAGACTTAGCTGGTAACGTGTTTGCTCCACCACCCGCGCTTTGCTTTCCATAAGTACTTGACTGAGAAGAAGCTGGTTCAACTGCAATTACAAAAGCTTCACCTGGTGCAGGGTAAGATACCATGTTCCAAGGTAATTCTTGAGCTTTAGTAATAGCTGACCAAAATGCTCTCTGTACACTCGGTGCATTAGCTACATTAAATCCATTGCTATCTGCTGGAGTAGTTAATGTTGCAATTTTACCTGATTTATAAGTAATTGCAACTGTAGTAGCAACGTTACCATTGTTTCCAGTTGCAACAACTGCTACAACATCATCAATATTAACTGGCGTTACAACGCTGTTAATTAGTACGTTTAAAAATTTACTTGCCATTTTTCTAATTATTAAAAATTATGGTTTACTGTTAATCGTCAGATATTTAGAGCATGGTAAACCAAAAAAATACTCTAATACCTTGTATATATTATTACTTATAATAAGTATATTTTACTTTATAGTACTAACAAGTCCATTTGATACTGTAACAGTAACTGAACTTTTACCACTAGTAGCTGTGAAACTACCACTAGCTCCACTTACAGAAGCATCACTACCATCAGCACCAGCTGGACCTTGAGGACCTGTAGCTCCAGTTGCTCCAGTATCACCTTTATCACCTTTAGCACCTTTTGCTCCAGTCGCACCTGTATCTCCTTTGTCACCTTTAGCGCCTTGTGATGCAGCGCTTGAAGAATCTTTACCAAAAGCATCTTTTATAAACGCGTGTAATTCTTCTACATCTAATCTTAAATCTTCAATTTGCTTTAATAAAAACTTATTATTTTGATATAATGCATCATCGTTAAAGATAGGACTTATATCATTTAAACTATTTAATTCTGTTGCTCTTTCACTAGAAACAGTTACTTCACCATCAGCTCCTTTACTTGCAAAAGCACCAGAACTTCCTGACTTAAATAATTTTTTACCTCTTATGTTATTATTTATATTTGCCATTATATATCGTAATCTGTTAATTCTATTACTATTGTAGCGGTTGCACCTCTCCAATACTTACTACCAGCACTTTTTTGATAAGAAAATTGTAGTCTATCACCTTTTGCAAATACAGTACCAGGTGCATACTCAACATAACTACCATCATTTGTACCGTTTGAAGGTGTTAATTCACCAGAAGTATTAGCTGCGCTACCATTTTTTGTAACTCGTAGTTGAGTTGTAAAACTACTACTCATTGATCCAGATACATGCATTAACATTATACTTACTACTTTACCTGCTTGCGGAGCTGCAAAGTAATTATAATATTGATTAGATGATGATTCTGAGTTGTTGTTAAAAGGCACAAATAAATAAGACGTAGTAGAACTATCATCTGAAAAATGACTAGTTAACACACATGGTATATCTCTATCAAGTACATCACCAGTAACTGTTAAAGCGCCAGTTACTTTTGCGCCAGAATTTTGTGTTTCAATTCTAATAGTACCACTAGAAGTCATATAGCTTAAACCTGAGTTAGCACTAGTATACATACCCATCCAGTCTTCTTCCATAGCTTTAGTACCTGTAAGTGCTCCTACTCTTACTAAAGCAATATTAGCAGTATCAAACTGACTACTATCACCAATAACAAAATTATCTAAATGTGGCATTTCTATATACGCTGTGGTGTTATCAGAATAAATCTGTATATCTAAATCATCACCCCACGTAGCTTTAATATTATCATCCCATTTAGTAAGACGCTTCATACGTACTGATACTTGACTACCATCTAATCTCATATATTCAGCAATTCCACCAGAACCATTGTCAGATCTAAAAATAATATCTGAGTCATCTGAACTATTTTGGATATATAAATTTCCTGTAACATTTGTAATAGAAGACAGTGATCCATCGTGTACTATTTGTAAATCAGAACCTGTACCAAAATCTAATCTAGCATTGTCTGGAAACTTCCCGTCATTTAAGAAATTTATCGCCATTTAATTTAATTTTTATTTATTAATTACTTCCTGCATGTACTATAGAAATATCGTAAGCATCATTTGCAACGCTTCCTTTAAATTTAACTTCTATAGTTGTAGCTGCAGCTCTTGCAACTTCAGGATAAACAGTAGTGTAAGTTGTACCGTCCATAACCTCAACAATACATTGTCTAGAGTTTGTTGCTGCTCCAAATAATGTAGCTGTTGTAAGTGTAAAGGTTGTTACACCACCAGCTTCAGCTCTTGCAATACCTGATGTAGCACTTGTTAATGCTCCTGAGAAACC